TTAAATTTAAAAAGTCTTCTTATACTGTATAGGCGTACAGCGGTGAGCTGCAGCGGCGCACAATGAAGCGGCTCATCGACTTTTTTTCGATGGCAAAAGTGCCCAAATGACCCAAAGCGCCCATGCCCCCATGACTGCGCCCCCTATGCTGTTGGGTCATTTGGGTCATCGAGCGGCCATGACCCAAATGACCCAACGGCCGACGGCCGCATGCCCGCGCTGGCGCGCGCACCGGTGCGCATGCCATGACCCAGATGACCCAACGCCGACGACCGACGCGCGCGACGCTCGAGCTCGAGCGCTGGCAGGCTGGCGCTGCAGGCTAGGGGCGGCGGGCTCCGGGCTGGCGCTGCGGGCTGGCGGCCGCTGGCCGCTGGCATGGGGGGGGTAGGGCCCGAGGCCACCCGGTCAAAATTACGGGGAGCGTTCGCAAAAAATTTTTTATTTTTTAGCCCACCAGCTTGCAGCCCTGTGCTTTCATCCAGTAACCTTCAGCCATGTCCTTAAAGTCTTTGCCATTCGCGCCGCGCGAGGTGAAAGCAACCGAAAAGACGCTGCAGGCGATTTACGACGCCGCCGCGCTCGGGTTGAAAGGTGATACGTTGGCGTTGGCGGCAGGATTGCTGCCGATCGAGTACCGCCGTTTGTGCCAGCTAGATCCAATGGCCCAACTAGCCGAAGAGAAGGGACGCGCCGATGGACACGTCGAAGCCGCCACGCAACTCCGCGAAGCCGCGCGTCAAGGGGACGCTAAGGCTGCCCTATCCATACTCACGCATGTGCACGGCTGGGTGGCGAAGCAACAGGTGCAAGTCGACATACAGCAGCAGATCAGCATCACGGCAGCACTGCGAGAGGCGGAATCGCGCGTCATTGCTGGTCGCTTGGCACAAGATGAACGGGCACCACTAACTATCGACCAGCCAACGCATGCAAACGCCGATCTATAGCGCTGACCAAGAGGAGCTGCTCATGAGCAAGCTCTGGTCACCCGCAATTAAAGATGACCCCGAAGCGTTCGTGCTGTTCGTCTTTCCGTGGGGCCAGGCCGGCACGCCGCTCGAGCACTTCAGCGGCCCGCGCAAATGGCAGCGCAAAGTGCTACGCAAATTTGCAGAGCATATAAAGGCCAACAAGACCCGCGAGGCGTACGAAGTACTGCGCATGGCGACCGCCTCCGGTCGCGGTATCGGCAAGTCGGCGTTGGTCAGTTGGATCACGCTGTGGATGTTGTCGACGCGTATAGGCTCGACGACCATCATCTCGGCGAACTCGGAAGCGCAGCTGCGCTCGGTGACGTGGGCCGAAATTACCAAGTGGCTCGCGCTGCTAATCAACAGCCACTGGTTCGAAGTGTCCGCCACGCGGCTGATGCCGGCCAAGTGGATCGCGGAGCTCGTCGAGCGCGACCTGAAGAAAGGCACGCGTTACTGGTCGGTCGAGGGGCGGCTGTGGAGCGAGGAGAACCCGGACGCGTACGCGGGCGTGCACAACCACGACGGCGTGCTCGTCATCTTCGACGAGGCATCGGGCATACCTGACCCCATCTGGGCGGTCACAGCGGGGTTCTTCACGGAGAACACACCGCACCGATTCTGGTGCGCGTTTAGTAACCCGCGCCGCAACGAGGGGTACTTCTTTGAGTGCTTCAACGCCAAGCGGGCGTTCTGGCAAACAGAGAGCATCGACGCGCGCGAGGTGGAGGACACCGACAAGATGGTCTACCAGCAGATCATCGACGAGTACGGCGCGGATAGCCCCGAGGCGCGCATCGAGGTGTATGGTCAGTTTCCGCTTGAGGGCGACGATCAGTTCATCGGCCCGGCGGTCGTCGAGGCGGCGTGCAACCGGCAGCGGTGGAAGGACGAGACGGCGCCGGTGGTGCTGGGGGTCGACCCTGCGCGATCGGGCTCCGACAGCACCGTGATCGTCGCGCGGCAAGGGCGGGACATTATCGCCATCAAGCGCTACAAGGGCGAGGACACTATGACGACGGTCGGTCGCGTGATCGACGCGATCGAGGAGTTCAATCCGGTGTTTACCGTCATCGACGAGGGCGGCCTTGGGTACGGCATATTGGATCGGCTCAAAGAGCAGCGCTACAAAGTGCGCGGAGTGAACTTTGGGTGGAAGGCGAAGAACCCGGTGATGTGGGGCAACAAGCGCGCGGAGCTCTGGGGCAACATGCGCGAGTGGCTGCGCGAGGGGCACATACCGAACGATCGGCAATTGAAGACAGACCTGACCGGGCCGACGCAGAAGCCGAACTCCTCGGGCACTATCTTCTTAGAAGGGAAGAAGGAGATGAAGGCGCGAGGGCTGGCAAGCCCTGACGCGGCTGATGCGCTCGCAGTGACATTTGCATTTCCGCTCGCACAGCGCGAATATAGAGAGAAAGCTAGGCGCATTGCGGTCAATGAAGGCGGCAGCGTCGGTAGCTGGATGGGGGCGTAATGGCTCGCAAGTCGGTGTCGTTGTCTGTAGGACGCGGCGAGAAACAGTCGACCAAAGCTGGCGCTGGCCTAACGGCCAAAGGACGCGCCAAGTACAACCGTGCCACCGGCAGCAACTTGAAGGCGCCAGCGCCCAACCCTAAAAGCAAGGCAGACGCCGGACGTAAGAAGTCGTTCTGCGCAAGAATGAAGGGCGTCGTTCGTAACGCTAAAGGCCCAGCAGAACGGGCTAAAGCATCACTCAAAAGATGGAAGTGTAGCTAATGGCTAGTAAACGGGGACTTTATGAGAACATTAATAGAAAGCGTGCGCGCATCGCTGCAGGCTCTGGTGAGAAGATGCGTACACCTGGTGCGAAGGGAGCCCCTACCGCCAAAGCCTTTAGAGAATCTGCCAAAACCGCCAAAAAGAGGCCCAGCAAATGAACTACCGAAAAATGACCGGCGTGTCGCCCGGCGCAACGATCGGCGACATGATCGTGCAAAGCCGTCAAAGCGCGCCAAAAATGCAAAAGCCGCGCGCACCAAAGCGCGAGATGAATAGCAACGCTATTCGCACCACGGTAGACTTTCGCCCATCGCCGATGGGACGTAAAGGGGTACGTTAAATGCCTTTAGTTAAGTCGGCCACTAATAAAGCATTTCGCGAAAACCTTAAACAAGAGATGCGTTCTGGCACACCGCAGAAGCAGGCACTAGCCATTGCGTATTCGGTGAAGCGTCGCGCGGCGGCAAAGAAAGGCAAGAAGTAAGTCATGGCTCAAGATCCGACAGGCATGAAAGGCGCGGCGCAAGTCGCCAACAGTCCGCAATCGCGTCGCACTAAGGACGCTGCTGACGTGCTGGCGCGCATGCGCGACCGTCTGGAACAGTCGTTGTCGGCGTACAGTGACTCGAGAGACAGCGAGCTGGACGATCTGCGCTTTATGGCAGGCTCGCCCGACAACCGTTGGCAGTGGCCGCAAGAAGTGCTCGCCACACGCGGTGCGGTGCAGGGTCAGACGATCAACGCACGACCGTGCTTGACGATCAACAAGCTGCCGCAGCATGTGCGTCAGGTCACAAACGATCAGCGTCAGAACCGCCCGTCGGGTAAGGTCATCCCGGTTGACGATCAGGCGGATATTGAGGTTGCCGAGGTACTAAACGGTGTGGTGCGCCACATCGAGTACATGTCAGACGCTGACGTTGTGTACGACACGGCGTGCGATAACCAAGTGACCTACGGCGAAGGGTACTTCCGCATTTTGACGGAATACTGCGACGAGACGAGCTTCGATCAAGACCTTCGCCTGCAGCGAATCCGTAATTCTTTTAGCGTCTACATGGATCCGCACATTCAAGACCCGTGCGGATCGGACGCTGAGTATTGCTTCATCACTGAAGACATGCCGAAAGACGAGTTTGCGCGTTTGTTTCCCGACGCCGAACCGATTTCGTCTATCTCAACGCGCGGCGTAGGCGACGAGCAGCTTTCGCAGTGGATTTTGGAAGACTCGGTGCGTATCGCGGAGTATTTCTACGCGGTTTACGACAAAGCCACGCTGCATTTATACCCCAACAACCGAACTGCCTACGCTAATTCACCCGAAGCGCGGCAGATGGAGATGATGGGAGTGCGCCCGCTGCGCATCCGTGAGGTCGAGATCCGCAAAATTAAGTGGATGAAGACTAACGGCTACGAAATCCTTGAAGAACAAGACTGGCCGGGCAAGTGGATCCCGGTTGTACGCGTCATCGGCAACGAATTTGAGGTCGACGGACGCATTTACATCTCGGGTTTGGTCAGAAATGCCAAAGATGCCCAGAGAATGTACAACTATTGGGTGTCGCAAGAGGCGGAAATGCTCGCGCTGGCCCCCAAAGCACCGTTTATCGGCTACGGCGGTCAGTTTGAAGGCTACGAGCACCAGTGGAAGACCGCCAACACGACAAATTGGCCGTATTTGGAGGTCAATTCCGACGTCACTGACGGCCAAGGCGCTGTTTTGCCGCTCCCGCAGCGCGCGCAGCCGCCGTTGGCTCAAACTGGCCTTATTCAGGCCAAAATGGGCGCCTCGGACGACATTAAATCGACCACTGGGTACTACGATTCTAGCCTCGGAGAAACGTCTAACGAGCGCTCCGGGCGGGCCATCTTGGCGCGTGAACGGCAAGGCGACACAGGTTCATATCACTACGTTGACAACTTAGCTCGCGCTATTCGCTACGGGACGCGCCAACTTATCGACTTGATCCCGAAGATCTACGACACCCAGCGCATCGCGCGCATTATTGGCATCGACGGTGAGACGTCGACAGCGCGGATTGACCCGACGCAGGAAGAGGCCGTACGCCAGGTCGTCAACGAGGCGGGGATTGTGATCGAGAAAATCTACAACCCATCGGTCGGTAAGTACGACGTCGCCGTCACGACAGGCCCGTCGTACCTGACCAAGCGCCAGGAAGCGATGGACGCCATGTCGCAGATCCTGCAGGCCAACCCTGAGCTGTGGAACGTGGCCGGCGATCTGTTCGTCAAGAACATGGACTGGCCGGGCGCTCAAGAGATCGCCAAGCGCCTGCAGAAGACGATCGAGCCGCGCATCCTCGAGGATGAAGAGGATCCAGCGCTGCAGGCCGTTAAGATGGAGAACGACGCGCTCAAACAGCAGATGCAAGAAATGCGCGTGATGCTCGACAACGTGCAGAAGTCCATCGACGAGCGTGAGGTACGCGTCAAAGAGTACGACGCGGAGACTAAACGCATCAGCACCGTCCAAGCGGGCATGACGCCCGAACAGATACAGGACATTGTGATGGGCACGATTAGCGGCATGATGACGTCAGGCGATCTTGTAGCGCCGGTTCCACGTGAAACGGCTATGCCGATGGAGTTACCGCCACAATGACGTGCGAAGTCTTTATCGGACGGCTATTTCTAGCGCGGGATGTGACCCATTCCACGCACCTGAATACCCGTAACTACGCTAAACACAAAGCGTTACAGAAGTTCTATGAGGGCATCATTCCGCTCGCGGACGACTTTGCCGAAGCCTATCAAGGCCGGCACGGGCTGATTGGCCCGATTGCCCTAGCCTCTGCCCAGAAGTCGAACAACGTGCTTGACTTTCTGGAGAAGGAGCTTAAGGAACTTGAGGAAATGCGGTATAAAGTCGTCAGTAAAGACGACACAACGCTGCAAAACCTGTTGGACGCCATATTTGGCTTGTACTTGTCGACGATATATAAACTCAAATTTTTGGCTTGAGGTAACCTCAAAATGGCTGCATCACTTGGCTTAGTCATTCGTCGCCCGATCTACGGGTCGGCTTCGAAGACCGCATACACCGGCACGGCAGGCTCGACGACCGTTCCGCCGTACACGGCCTCCGTTCTGCTGTGGTGCAGCACGGCGGCTTACGTTCGCGTGGGCGCAACCGCGACGACGACAGATCTGCCGATCCCGGCTAACGCGCCCATCATCATCCCGACCGACAACACGACTGGGGCGCCGATTACGGTATCGGCCATTCAGGAGGTTGCGAACGGCAACTTGTTTTGCATTGCGATGGCGGACTAACCCATGTTTGTTTCATCCCAAACTGTAGACAATCTGGCCCTTTTGGATGTGGCTGCCGTTAATGCCGCCCTGACCGGCGCGTTTGACAGCCGCATCAAGGAACTGCGCGGTCTGCTAGATCAGGTCGCTGCCCACGACGCCAAGGTCAAGACGCTGGCCGATGCCGAGAAGATCAAGGCTGCGGCAGAGGCCACTGCGGCGTCTGCGAAGGCTTCTGAGGCCGCTGTGCTGGCGTTGAGTGCTGATGTTGCCAAGCGCGAAGAGGCGCTGAAATCGGCTCAGGCGAAGTTATCGGCTGACGTGTCGGCGCTTGCCCGCGAATCGGCTGACTTTGAAGCCGAGAAGGTGGCTTTTGCCAAGAGTTCGGCTGCGGCTAACGCTGCGCTGGTTGACGCTCAGAACGCCGTTGAGGCCGACAAGGCTAAGGTGGCTGCCGAGCGTAAGGCGTTGGAAGCCGACAAGGCTGCCTTTAACGCCAAACTTGCTGCATTGAAGGTCTAAAAGCATGGCTAATGCGGTTTATCCCAAGTACAAACAGGCGCTCCTTGACGCCTCTGCCAACGTCGATCTGAACGATGGCACGGTCAAGGTTGCCCTGATTGATACCGGCAACTACACCTATAACGCTGCGGACGAGTTCTACAGTTCGGTATCGGGTACTGCCGTCATTGGGACGCCGCAGACCATCAACAACACGACCGTTACTAACGGCCTGTTTGATGGCGACGACGTGACCTATTCGGCGGTGACGGGCAACAGCATCGAGGCGCTGCTGATCTACATTGATACGGGCAGTGCGGCCACTTCCCGCCTTGTAGCCTATATCGACACGGGCGTTACGGGATTGCCGGTCACGCCTAACGGCGGCGACATTGTAATTACCTGGAACGCCTCCGGCATCTTCCAACTGTAACGGGCAGGCGCAGTCGTGCCGATGCCCGCGACTGACCCGCTTGTCTTAGAAGACGGCGGGAATATCCTCCTAGAAGACGGAGGATTGCTGCTAGGCGAGGCCTCAACGGGCGACACCCTAGAACCGGAACTGTATACCAATACCCAGACCTTCTATGCCCTAACGGCACGGTCTGTGTATAGCCTCGCGGCGCCGTTTTACACCAACGACCAGACGTTTTACGGCCCGACAGCGACGTTTAGTAACACGCTTGCACCGGGTCTGTATACCAACGAGCAGACGTTTTACGCGGCGAGCGTACTGCGAGGGGCGGTTACAATAGCCCCTGAGTTGCTGACCAATACACAGGTATTTTACGGCCCTGTTGTTGCCAGCAGTAACGCCATATTGCCGCCGTTGTTAGTCAATTCTCAGGTCTTTTACGACGTTACGATTGAGGGCGGTGAAGGCTCGCAGATCAAGATTTACTACAACATCGGCATGTTCGGCATAGGGCCATTGAACGGATAGGGCGGATAACGCATACTTCCGGCAAGTTTTCAAGACCTGCCGCACCATTTAGCGGAGACTGATATGGCTGTTGACAAAAAGATTTCCCAATTAGCGTCTGGTGCCCCGGCACAGGCTGGTGACGAGTACGTTGTTGCTCGATCCGGCGCTAACTACAAACTGACGCTGACGAACATCGCAGCCTCGATGCCGCCGATTGGCGCGACCACGCCCAATACCGGCGCGTTCACGACGCTCTCGGCCTCTAGCGGCGAGACTATCTCCGGCGGCAACCTCACGTTCTCCAGCACCGCCCAGCGCATCACGGGCGACTTTAGCAATGCGACTATTACTAATAGGGTTTTGTTTGAAACTAGTACGGCAAATTCCACAACGGAAGTCGGAATTATTCCGAGTGGCTCTGGTGGAGCAGCAGTTCTCAACATTTACCCCGTATCAAACCCATCTGATACAGGGTATTTAAGACTAGCGTCGCTTGGTACTGATTCACGAATTTTAAGCCAAAGAACAGGAACCGGCACTTTCCTGCCGTTGACCTTTTACGCCGGAGGCAGCGAGAGGGTCAGGATAGATACGTCGGGCAACGTCGGTATTGGGACGGCTTCGGCCAACAAATCCAGTTCATCTACCGCGCTGACGGTTAATACTGGAACGGCTGGAAATTTTGCT